TCCCATTTTCGCTGCTCTCGTGCGAGACGTTTGCCAATGGCGGCGTCCAGGTCCTCCTGCGTGAAGGTCTTGGGCGCTTCGTCTCCCGGCGTTTGGACTTCGGTGACGGGAGGGGCCGTGGCCTCCAGTTCCGGCGCGGCTTCAACTCCCGCTGAGCTTTGTTCGTCTGACATATTGGCTCTCTGAACCCCCGGTGTTGCCCCGCCGGTAGGGTCGTGTGCTGTCAAGGTAACTGCGTCGCGGTTTTTTGGCAACTACCAGAGTTGCCACCAGCGTCGGTTCTGACTTTCTGCGATCGCGACGACGGCATCCTTGCGGACAGAGCAGACGCGGAGGTCGGCGTCGCCTTGCACAATGGCCTGGCCAAGATCGCCGACCGTTTGAGCGCCCGACACGTCCACGGTGCTCTCACAGGGTCCTCGCAAGCTGTCAGGGATTACGACGCTCGCCGGTCCCCCGGCGCACGCGCTCAAGATCGCGAGCAAACCCGTCAGGGAGGCGATCGTCAGCGCCCGGTATATTGTCGACTTCACGTTGCTTCTCCTCTTGATCCTGCCGGATGGCAGGTGTCTCCGTGGCGACCGTGTCCAGCGCCTCGCCGGTGGCCTGACCGACCGTCGCCTCGCCGCGCATCTTCTTGATGCGGGCTTGGTCGGCGCACCACGACAGCAGCAGGACCGCGGTCACGACGACCACGGCCAGGTACAGGTACGCGCGTAGGGTCAAGGTTTTCACAGCACGAGCTCAAAATGTGGGCTGTCGCTCTCGCCCTTCTCGCGCGGTAGCCCGTCGCGGTCCCAATCGGCTCCCCATCGGATCTCGACGCCGAGCGTGTCGGCCGCGGCGAACATGGCCTTGGAGACGACGTCCAGCTTCTTGTGCGACCAGTCCACCGGGAACGGCACGAGGTCGACGGCGTGGCCGTAGCCGGTGTGCGGGTTCTTGAAGTGGTTGGACTTCAACGTCCACGTCACCTTTTGGCCGGGTTTGGTGCGGCCCTGCGCGTACAGTTCGGCCTGGCGCTCGGGCGTGCGGACACCCTCAAGCACCATGAAGTCTTGTTTGGTGAGCAGGATGGCCATCTCCACCACGTTGACCAGATCGGGGTGGACGCCTTCAAGGCGCTCCTTGGACTTTGCGCCGAGTGCGTAGGTCATGGGGTTGGCTCCTTGATGCGAGCGGCTTCGTCATCCGCCGCCTGCGCGACCTGGTCGGCTGCGCGCCGTGCGTCGGGCGGCGCCGGCTGCTGTTGAGCGGCGTTCTTGGCCCCGACGCTACTGCCCCATCGGAACGCGCCGTAGGATACGGGGATGCCGAGGACGGCGGTGGCCAGCGAGGCCACGATAGGTGCGACAGCTGGGTCCAGCTTGAACACAAACATCCCGACGATCACGCCGGACACGATCATGAGCGAGCCGGTGACGGCCAGCGCGTCCAGTGTGGCGTAGTTGCGCTCGGGCAGGTTCATGTCAGCCCCAACACCGCGGAGATCTTGGGCAGCAGCAGGGTCAGGACCGACCCCGCGCCGACGAAGCCGGCCATCTGCCAACGCTGCAACGTCATCGACGCGTCGACTTTGCGCTCCAGTTCTTCAATCCGCTCTGTCAGCCTCACTACTCGGTCGGACACCACGTCGAGCGTTGGGCCGCTCATCGGTGAGCATCCGCAGCAAGAGGCAGACCCCGGCGACTAGACAGATGAGCGCGAAGCCGATCCAGACCATGACCCACCCCGACACACCCAAGGGCCAGAAGTTGCACGATGAAAAACGCATTGACTGCAACGACGTACAGGTACAGGCCATGCTGTGTCAGGGTTCCCAACTTCCACATGGATATTGATACGACGTGTAGCATAAGTTGTGCGACCAATGCACCCACCATGACGACTTTCCAGCCTTCACGATTTGCCCGCCAGGCGCGGTAGATCATGGCCGCGAGGAACGCGTCCAGCACCGGGGCTGCAAGGATGACCTCCGGGAAGCCGTACAGCGTCACCAGCAGGTTGTTGATGGCGAAAACCATGGACAGCAGCGCGCTGACGCCCATCAGGTCTGCGTACTTCTCCGGCTTGGACCTGTAGGCCAGAAAGCAGGCGACGAAGACGGCGACGGTGGCCGTCAGGTACATCAGCATCAGGCTCACGGTTTCACCGGCTCATCGGGGTCATCGACGGGCGGCTTGTCCGTGCCGCCGGAGAACAGGACGATGTTGTCCTGCGGGTAGGCGTCCTTGAAGGCCCGTTGCGCCTTGTCCTGAAGGTGGTGGACGCGGCGCGCTTGCAAGTTCGCCCGGGCGGCCAGTCGTTCGACCAGCTTGGACGCGGCTACGAGATCCTCAAGATCGGCCTCCAAACGGAGCTGCGCGCGGCCGATGGCGTCGATGTGGTCTTGAGCAGTCATGGCGGTCCCTATGCGATGGCGTCGGAGACAGAGGCTCCGTCAGCGTCCCAAACAAACTCTGCGGCCGGCTGCGCATCGCCGCAACCGACGCAATACAGCGTCGGGCGGCTTTGCGGATCTGCGGCCATTTCGGCGGCGGTATCCCGCGACATGGTGTTGGTCGTCCCACAAGCCTGGTGGGTGTAGTCCACACGCGGCGGCGTCTCGTTGCCATCAGTCATCGGTCAGGTCCCTAAACGTAGACGACGTTCTGTTGCATTTTCCAGTCGAACGAACCACCCGTATTGCTCACGAGGACGTTCCATGTGTTCGCGCCCGTCGTACCCCCGGTGCCGGCGTTGAGGCTGTAGGTGCCGTCGAACGTGCCGGACGCGCCAATGACACTCTCGACCGTGGCCGCGACCGCGGTGACCGTCGTCCCGTCGTAGGCGAAAACGCGCTGGAGCATCGTCCCCTTTTGCTGCGTGTCGTCCGTCTTGTTGGACACGATCAGGGCCTCCACCACGAACGTTCCGGCTTGCAGAGGGACAGACGAACGCAGGACCGTCGTCGACCCCGAACTGGTGGCCGAGAACGAGGCCCCGTTGTCGAAGTTGATGAGCGACGTGCCGAGGAACTGCCCGTTGGTCCCGCTTACGGTGTAGTTGGCGGGGAAGTTGATCGTCCCGACCGCGCGGACGCCGTAGTCGGTGCCGTTAGTGAGCGTCGGATAGCCGCGCACGTTGACCGTTGACCCGAGCGTGTCGGAGAACAGGCCGTAGGCTTGGGTCCCGCCGCTATCGACGCAGTACGGATCATGCAGGTTCACGGTCCCGCTGGCGCTGGTTACCCTCACGCCCGAGCCACCCGAGCCGGAGGCCGTGTTCGCGTTCCTGATCTGCGGCCAGATGTCGATTTCCGAGCTCGTCGCGGTCACCAGAGCGCCGGACGACGTGCAGTTCTCTGCGATCAGATAGACGTGCGTGTCCTTGATCGTGGAGCCGAGGGCATACAGGCCGTTGCCGCAGCCCTTGACGTTGACCTCCGCGCGCAGGCCCGACACCTTGCCGTTGATGCTGATACCGTAGCCCACGTCCTTGCCGACGCCCGAAAGCGTCAGGCCGTTGAGCGAACCGGTGCCGACCGTGGCGATCTCAAACACCGACACCGCCACCGTGTCAGCCCGGATGCCGGTCGCCGTGAACCCGGTCAGGTCGCGGTTGGCGTCCGCCGACTGGATTTTGACGACGGACCCGCCAAGTCGCATCCCCGACACGTTCGACACGCTCAGGAAGCTATCTTGGTTGTAAATAGCGTGTTGACCGGTGATGTCGTGGAAGTCGCAGTTGGAGATCATGCGCGGGCCGGTCGGCCCGGTCACTCCGACCTGAGCTTCGAGCAGCACACCTTGGGCCGTCGCGGACACGTCGAGGCCGTCCAGCCAGATGTGGCTGGCCGTCCCGTAGGTCGCGTCGTTCGAGATGTAGACGCCCTGCTGGAAGTTCCCGCTGGCCGCGATCGTGCCGCCGTAGGCGTTCGTTCCGATCAGGGTGACCTTGTTGGTGACCGAGAGGTGCGAGCCGCCCGTGAAGTCGATCTGTGCGTTGCCGAAGTTGACGATTGAGCCAGGGCCGACCACGCCCGAATAGGTGCAGCCGATGAAGCGGATGCCGCGGTAGCCGACGTTGCCGTTGTTGGTCCAACCCGAGGAGTACCCGCCCGAGCCGTAGATGGTCCCGCCGTTGAGGTTGACGTAGACGTTCGTTTTTGACGTGGCCGTGAAGGCCGGCGTCGCCGCCGTGTACTGGCGCAGCACGACGCCCGGCGCGAGCGTGACCAGTTGGTTATCCAGCAGGGTCAGGGCGGCGGTGATTTTGTAGCCCGAGGTCGAGCGCAGGATGACGTTGCGGTTTGCCGTCAGCGCCGCTTGGATGGCCACGGTGTCGTCGGTCGAGCCGTCACCGACCGCGCCGAACTGCTCCGGGAAGACGCTGATCCGACGGATCGCCGTCTGAACCGTCTCGGACACCGCGCCGGTCCCGGACTGAATGAAGCCGATCAGCGACGCGCCGGACGACAGCGCGAGCGCAGCGGACGACACCAAGCCGGTCTGCGCGTAGGTCTTGAACACCGACGCCGTGGTCCGCGTGAGAGGCCCTGGCGCGCGGTAGACCGTCACTACGTCGCTGTCCACCAGTGGTGGGGTCAGCGCGTTCAGTTCAGGGACTGTTTTGCCGACCATTTACGCAGCCTTCAGCCAGAGATGCGCCGCGCCCGTAAGGCCGCCGACCTCCGTGAACGTCGCGGAAGTCATGGGATCCCACGTATTGTAGGCCATGGGCGTTGTGAGCGTCACCAGCGACGCGCCGGCGGCCGACACCGCGGCTGCGGGGTCGATTACGCCGAACAGGGCCGTGGCCGCCGCGTTGTTGGCGCTGATCGTCTGGAAAACAGCGACGGCCGTGGCCGCGTCGACGTTGGTGGCTCCCCAATACGTCCCGGCCTCAAGGGTGAAGTCTGCGCCGACAATATCCGCCGTGACCGCGCCGAGCGCCAGAGACGACATGTCCCCGGTGCGAACCAGGACTGATCCTGTAGGGCGGCCCGTGACGGGGTTGTTTGCATAGATCGCCAGTTGGAAAGACCCTAGCCCGACCGTATTCACGCGGACCATAAGGTCGGAAAACTTGATCGTGCGCGTCTGGAAGGCGTACAGCCGCACAAGGTTCTCCGCGGCGGCGACGCCGCTCGACACGGCCTGCGAGGACGTGGTGGCGTACCACCGGCCAGCAATCGCGGGCGGGTACGGGGGGACTGACGCGGGGGAAAAAACGGGGGGGCTCATGGTCAGCTTCCCATCACATAGACGATGTCGTTGGCCGTGCCGATGATGAAGATGCCTGCCGTCGTGCTGACGGGGATGCTGATCGCTTCGCCGGCGAGGAGGGCAAAGCCGTTGCCCGTCCCGTCGTTCGTTGCCGTTACGCCGGCAGCACCGATGAACACCTGACCGGCGTTCGTCGACCGGGCCTTGATCGTCACGCCGTTCGACAGTGCTCGCGTGGTCAGCGCGGTCGCGGTGGCCGTCACGACCTGCTGGTCGGCGTAGGGGGCTGCGGCCCCGCCGCCGGTGAAGCTGGCGACAGAACCATCAGCGTTGATGATGGCTACGGTGTTGTCGACGACCGTGTTGGTTGCGGGAAGTGGGACGATGCGCGACATGGAGATCTCACAGTTGCGGTTGCGGCGGCGTCAGAGCTTGAGGTGAGGAAATGTCGCCCGTTTGCAAGGCGGCGTCGATGGTGCCGTCGATGGTATCTTGGATTTGCTCCGGTGTCATGCCCGACTGCAAAGCTGAGATGCGCTTGGTTTCGGCGTCGTACTGCTTGACGCGCAGCTCCTGTGCCTCGATCGACAGTTCGACGTTTTGGAGCGCCTGCTGCATCTGTTGCAGCATCTGCCCCATCTCCTCGATCTGTTTCTCGGCGGCTTGCAATTCCGGCGGCTTGTCGTCGTCGGCCAGCAGCTTCGGGTCGATCGACTTGCGCAGCCGCTCGGCCATCTCGTGTGCGCCCGGCCAGTCCATGCTCTTGACGAACAGGTCGCCGGCCACGGCCCACAGCGCCGGGTTGCCTTGCAGCACCTGCTGCATGCCCTCGGCGGCCTCTTGGCGCTTGGTCATGTACCCGGGGCCGGTCACGGCCACGACGTCGTACTTGCCGACGGCCGGGTTGTAGACCTTCTCGATGACGTTGCCTCGCTCGTCCTCGATCTTGCGCACGGGGACGTCCTGCGAGGGGTCGATGCGGGCCATGCTGACCTCGCCGTCCAGTCCGATGATGCGGGCGATGCGGACGGTGTCGTAGATCTTGGGGATCAGGTCGATGCACTGGCGCGTGACGTGCCGGATCGCCCGGGCGAGGTTGTCGACGTAGTGGTAGGTGCCGGTGTCACCCTGCTTCTCTCGTGCGAGGATCGCCTTGCCCGACCGTTCGTTCGACGTCGCGCCGAGGCTGCTGTCGTACTGGCCGGTGGTCGACTTGATGTCGTCCGACGCGCCCATCTTGGCCTGGATGAGCCCGGTTTGCGCCAGTGGCGGCGGCGCGCGCTGCGGCAGCGGCAGCGGGTTGCCGAGCGCGTCGGTCGCGTCGGCGTTGACCTCCAGATACGGCCAGTTGTTGACGTTGGCCGTCTTCCACTGGCTCTCATAGCCCTCGAACTGGCCGCCATAGCCGATAAACGGGGCCTTGGGGGCCAAGGCGAGCATCTCTGCCTCCTGGCTGGTCCAGTAGTTGTACATCCGCTGCGCGTCCTTGGCGTTGCGGATGAGGCCGGAAATGTGCAGTTCGCCGTCGATCTCGAACTCGTTGCCGACGACGCGAATGATCGGGATCCACTTTCCGGGCCAGTCTTGCTCCTCCAGCACGTCGTAGCCGTTGGTCTTGACCCATTTGATCGTCTTGCGGTCGCTGCGGCGCGTCTGGACGGGGTTGCCGAACAGCATGCGGGCGACCTTGTCCTCCCGCGTGCCCTCGAACGCGGTCAGGCCGTCGGGGTACAGGTTCAGCGTCGCCGGCTTGTGCTCAACATAGAAATACTCGGCGATACGCACCGTGTTCTCGTTGAGCCACTGGCTCATGCTCGCGTCGCCGACGCCCTGGTCCTGTATCGACGAGATCGGGCTGGCGTTGGGGAACTGACGCTCGTAGTCGGCCTTGGTGATGTCCTGCGTGATGAAGCACCACTGCGCATCTGCGCCGGTGGGGTCCTGGATCATCGGGTCCATGTAGACGCTGAACGAGTTGCGGATGCGGCCGATGCGGATGTCCTGATCGAACGTCGCCTCGTCGCAGTACTCGGTCAGGATGCGGACGTAGCCCTCGCCATACGTGACCTGATTGTCACAAGCTGTGTCATAGGCGACATCGGCGTCCGAGACGTACTCGATGTGCCGCATCATGCCGTTGAAGATCTCGGCGACCTCGATGTCGGCGTTGTCGTCGGCGGGGATGACCTTGCCGGTGGGCCGGTTCTGCCGCTGCTCGTTGGTCACCTGTCGGACGTGTTGCGGCAGCTTGTTGATCGTCAGGCACGGCCGGGCGTTGATCGTCATGCCCTGACTGGAACCTCTGGAGGACAGCACCTCTTGAGGCCATTGGTAGTTGTTGTCCGCCGAGCCGGCCATGAAGCGCAGGTCGTCGAGCTCGGCCTCGCGGCTGTGCCCCAACGCGCCGATGGCCGTCGTCATGCGTGACCGCATGGTCGCCAGCATGTCGGCCTGTTTGTTGGTGGCGGTGTCGGCAGAGGCCATGCGTCAGGAGCCCATCCAGGAGGATTGCGTCGGAGCGTAGTGTCTTTGCGGCGTCTTGTCGACACGGGCGGTGGACGCGACCGGGAAGGCGAAGGTGACGCAGATGGCGTCGGCGGCGTCGGGGCTTTGCAGCCCCCGGGCCCGCATGTCCTTCTTGCTCTCGAGGAACATCGTCCCCTTGCTGTCCGGCTTGACCAGCGGCGAAATCAGGTCGCTCTTGAGCAGCCGGTCGGCGGGGATGCTTGCCGTCTTCAGCCAGTCGCGCATGGCACCCCACATCTCGGCCCGCTTGTTGCCCCACATCAGCGGCTGTCTTGAGCGCATGCCGAAGTTGACGCCCCGCACCTGCTTGTATCGCTGCTCCTTGAGCCGGTCGACCACGCCGCCGCCCACGCCGCCCTCGTCGACGACCACTAATGTAGGCGAGAACTCCTCGATCGCCTCGATGACCCGGCCGACGACCTCCATGGTGTCCGCGCCGCGGTGCCGGCGGATACTCAGGATGTCGCGGCCCTTGCGCACCGCGATGACGGTGGCGTCGGACCCGAACCGGGCCGGGTCGACGCCGATGATGACGGGGGCGGTCGGGTCTTTCTGCTGGACGCGCTCCATGGCGTCGTCGACCAGGCTGGACGAGATGAACTGGTCGTCGCTCTCGTTGGGGAAGACCCCGTAGACCTCGACGTGCGCCTGGGGGCTGTCAGCCCCGTATTCGTCGATGATCCGCTCGTAGACCTTCTGGTCGGTGCCCTCGACGGTACGGGCGTCGATGATGGTGGTCGACCAGAACGCGCGGCGGGCGTGGAAGGCTTCGTAGAAGTAGCCGGTGTTGCGACGGGGGTTGGAAAAGGCGAACCAGAAGCGGTCCGGCGTGTTCTCGGTGAAGAACCCGTCCGTGACCGACCAGATCGCGTCGGGGATGCCCGACGCCTCGTCGAAGATGACCATGACGCCGTCGTAGTTGTGCGTGCCGGCGTAGGCGTCGGGGTTCTCGGCCGACCAGAGCTGCGCGTGGGCCGCCCACAGCCGGGTGTCGCGGTTCAGGTCCTGTTCGACGACAGTTGTGAGCCATTTGGCCATGGTGATGCGGGTGGCGATGGGCTCGAACCAGTGCCGGTTGATCGCCATGGAGGCCCATTTGGTGACCTCGGGCCATGTTTTCGTCGTGAGCTGCGCCTCGGTGTTGGCCGAGACGATGGTGGTTGAGCCGATCCGGGTCGTGAGCATCCACAGGACGAGCCAAGAGACGAGGGCGGACTTGCCGATGCCGCGGCCCGATGAGACGACCTTGCGGAACATCTCGAAGTCGATCTTGCCGCCGTTTTCGCGGATATGGTCGCGCAATTGGGCGAGGATGTCGCGCTGCCAGCGCCGCGGACCCGAGAATTTATGGAGCGGCGTGCCGGGCTGTTGCCACGGGAAGGCAAACATGACGAACGCGAGCGGGTCGTCCCGGATCGCGGGCGACCACAGCCGCGCCATCAGGGTCGTTTCGTCCTCGGCGCTATACTTCGGGGCTTGCACGGTACTCGCCTTCGATCACGGGGGGCTGAAGGCTGTCGACGCGCTGGTTGGCAAGCTCCAGCGCGCGGATGACGCTGATCTTCTCGTCGACGGTGACGTCGATGCTCTGCTTGGCGACCCAACCGCGGGTGTGCTTGAGCAGGTCCAGCGCGGCCTTGGCGTCGCCGTGGACGGTCGCGGCGGTGTGGAGGACGCCGGCGAGTTCCATCTCGCCGTCTGCGGCGCCCTTGAGCTCTGCGAGCTCGACTAGGGGGTCGACCTGCTGGAGCCGGCGGTAGTCGGATGGCTTCATGCCGGCGGCGAAGGCCAATGTATCGCCTTTCAGGCCCTTGCGGGCCGCCTCGTAGACAGCCGTGAGCCGCTGCTCGGTGGCGGTGAGCGTGAGCGGCTCGTGGGTCAGGGAGGTGAAGCTCATGGCGCTAGTTTACGGTCAACACGGTGATTTCGCCACCCGAGGACGTATCGTGCAGCATAGCTATTTCTACGGCGCGGCGCGCGTCGCACCCTGCGGACAGAGCCCCAGCAGCGAAATCGCACCCCGAACCGAGGGCGTAGGTGCCTGAGCGCACGGCTTCCCATCCGTCAGGTCCATATGTGACGACCAAGTCGCCAAGGCCGAAAATGCACAGCGTCGACCAGCTATCTGCGTCTTTGTGCCCCGCTGGTGGTGGGTGGCCGATCATTCCCGCCCGAAACCAATCTAGCAGACGCCGGCAAATAACGGCGTTGCCTGCGCTGCCGGCAAATATTCGACCGCGGCGAGCTATTTTTGTGGCGTGCCCGTCTCGGACGCCGCGCCAGGTCGATTGTGTGTCGGCGGCCAATGTCCGCCCATCCCATGCGATCGTGGTCATACTACGGAGAATAGGGCCGTTTTGCAAAAAATCAAAAAATGTTCGTGGACGCTGGCCACAGCATTCCACATTCCCTCGGCTCTCCCCCTCCCCCCTCCGGCTAAACGCAAGCCCTGGCGTCGTCACGCTCGCGTCTAGCGGTTCGCATCGTATCAGCACGCGAGCTGCAAGCCCTCGCATCGTGCGGACACATAGAAAGTGAGAGGCGAGGCCCTTTTTGTGGTTGACACCCTAGCAATATTGCTAGATACATGGGGATACCAACCACGGAGACGACACATGGCCACGTTCATTCTGCAAGCCCTGCCCGCATCGTTTGTCGAAGGACACAACGGCGCTTTGATGATGACGGTCGCAATGCGCGCCGTGCCGTTGATCCGCCGCGAAGTGCAAGTCGGCAAAGAGGACGACGCCCTGGCGGAAATCGCTGCGGCTCAAGCCGAGCTGCGTCGCATCGGCGTTCCGTATTCTCTGCGTCTTACGCTCGCCGGCCGCGCGCCGCGCGGTTTCAGGCAGTGGAGCTTCCTTTCGACGCGCTGCGATAACCCGCTCGGCCAAGTCGGCTAGTTTTTCGCTTAGGCGTAGGCCTACGCCTAAGTAACTTTTTGGGAGAAGTCAAGTGTCCTATCGTGAAGCCGACATCATGCACGAAGACGGTAACTATTGGGTTTTGAAGGTGAAAACCGGGCTTGAGGTGTACCGCGCCGGCGTGACGCACTCGACGCGAGTTGCTCAGATCGGGTGGCCGGACGACGAGCCGAAGGCCATGGGCTACGCCTTGCGCGAGATTGAGCGGCGCAAAGCCGCGGATCTCAACGCGAGCACATAACTTTCTGGCGAAAACGGCCCAAATTGCGCTGGGTCATGTTCTGGGTCATCCTGGGTCATCGACGGACACTCTAATGACCTACCCGCAAACCGTTGCCACGGCTGACCAAACGCGGCCGCTGGGTCAAATGGGTCATCTATTTGCGGCAGGTTCTTTCCTACACATGTACCTATCTGATACCTTATTTTTTAACTCCCCTTAGATAGTGAATGACAATATGACCCATACACCCCGCCAAACCCCCGCCACGCCTGCCCGGCACGCTCGGTCATTACCCCAAAAACCATGACCCATCTCTTGACCCATTTGACCCAGGATTTTCGCCCATGACGCCCTTCGCCCGCAAGTTCGCCATCGCACTCCACAACGCCGATCCGACGCGCGACATGATGGATTGCATGGCGGAGGCCGTCCGACGCGAAAATATCCGACAACTTCTAGCTGCGGAGAAAGCGTCCGCCAAACGATCCCGCTCGCAGAAACGCGCATGGCGCAAACGTAAGGCCAAGCTCGCCGCGAGCGTCGCGAAGAAATAAGCAAAAGTGCTTGACACCCCGCCAACCGCGGCGCACGGTGACGACATCAACCACGGAGACGACACATGGTCCGCTTCAACGTCAATGGCGCCGGCTTCAAAGGCGCAACCGTCCCTGGCGCCGCCGCCGGCCTGGTCGGCGTCTACCGCGACGGCATCCCCTACCAGCCGGACCGCGTCGCCGTCCGCGCCGTGCTGCCCTATCGCTGGCGCGCGGCCTGGGACCGCCGGCCGTCGATGTGGTTCGACAACGCGACCGGCGTCGCTCGCGCGCACCTGACCGACCGCCGCGGCCGTCCGCTGACCACGGTCTACGCGCACGCAACCACTTGACACCATAGCAACCTTGCTAGACGATACCCACATCAACCACGAAGGAAACCGCGCCATGACCACCGACACCGACGCACGCGAGCTGACCCTGTTCGCCGAGAATGACGGCGACTTGTACCGCTCGCGCATCCTGCCGATCATCGCCAACCTGGCCCGCAAGGTCGCCGCCGGCACGTTCGACGCCGACAAGGCGTTGACCCTCTGGCGCTACGCCGCGGACGACGCCGCGCAACGCTACACCAAGGCGCACGGCGGCGCGGGCTTCGGTTCTTACGGGATTTTCAGCCTTCCCACCCGCAAGGCTTGCGCCGCCATGCTCGCCGAGGGCTACGCCGAGCACGTCGCCGAGGAAGCGCAAACGATCGCCGCAGCTCGCCAGGTGCGCAAATGACCGGGCCGCTGCGCGACTATGGCGCCGCCAACGAGCTGCACCGCGTAGCGAACGCCTCTGCGTTCTGCGTCGTCGCGATGCGCCGCGACAAACTCAACCAGCACGCCACCCTCTACACCTTCCTAGACGGGTCACAGATGCAGGTGAACCACACTCGCGGCCGCGCCGACGCATGGCACCCCGACTGGCGCGGGACGGCCGCCGATACGCACTTGGGCCCGCTCAAGGGCGTCGCCCTGAACATCAACGCACGCGGAAAGGCGTAACCACATGACCAACCTCTTGACCCGCGTCTTCGACGCAGCTCGCGACGCCGCCCCGCACCCTGGCGAGGCCATGGCGATTGACGACCTGCGGCGCGACCTGCAAGCCATGCTCGACACGGCCACCGACGCCGGCCTTGACCCGTCCGTGATCCCGGGCGTCCTGACCGCCTTCGCCAACCTGAGCGCCGCCGTGACGGTGCAGCCGTTCGACCTGTCAACCGACGACGACGGATCTAACCCCGTCATCACCGAAACCACCCCGTCAGCGTTCGTCGACTGGCTCGCCAACCTCGAAAAGCTCGCACAATGACCAGCCTCCTCGCACGCTTTAAAGCCGCCACCGGCCTGAGCGACCAGCAGATCGCCGACCTGATCGGCCGGCCGCGCTCGACCGTGCAATCTGTCGTCGCCGGCCGCGCGCCGGACACCACGACCGCAGCGCAGATCCTGCCGACGATCACCGAGCGCCAGGCCATGCTTGACACGCTCAAGCAAGACTGCCAACGTGACGACACCAACCACGGAGACAACACCCCATGACCCACTATGCCGACCCGACCGTGCTGCACGCCGCCGACTGTCGGACGTGCGGCCGCACGGTGCGCGACGCCGACGTGCTGGAGGATGGCGAGTGCCCGTCCTGCGTCGATGACGCACCCTTGTTCGTCGCCCCCCGTGCCCGCACCGACTGGCTGGCCCTCGCGGCTGACATCGTCGTCCAGGTGCGACTGTGAGAACCCACCCCCTCTACGGTCACCCGCACGCGATCATGTCCGTGCACGACCTGACGCCCCGCACGTTCGAGGAGTGCATGTCCTCGCTCACCATGGCGATCGGCCAGCTCGAACGCCTCGCCGCCGACCTGAGCCCTGCGCAGCGCGACCGCCTGACTGCGGCCGCTGCCAGGCTCACCGCAACCGCGGAGACGACCACATGACCGACCCCCGAGATCACCGCCGCGTCGCGGCCATGCAGACCAGCCAGTCCGAGCGCGGGTGGGACTTCCGCCACACCGACGAGACGCCCCTGCCTGCCCGCGCCCTGGCCGAGATCCTGCGGCCGCGCTCGCTCGTCATTCTGGCCGTCATCGCCGGCGTCTCCTGCCTGTGGTGGCTCTAATGACTGCCTCAGACAAGACGAAAGATGGGGGTTCATCCCCGACTCTGACTTGGCGGACCGTCTGGCCCGGCGAGTGGACCTGCGACAACGCCGGTTACATTTGGGCCGACAGCCTCAAGGGCGGTCGCACCCACATGATCGACGTGCGCGGTTGGGGCTATCTGACAGGCGGCGGGTTGGGCGCGCTTGGCCTCAAGGCTACGGATGCCGAGCGCCTGCAAGATGACCTCGGTAGGCTCCTGTGCGCTGCTCCTGATATGCTGGCCAGCCTTCAGACCATGCGAGATTACGTCTCGGACCGTCTGATGGATGCGATGGCTGCGGGCGAGACCGAGATGCAGGGCGGCGGAAACTGGGAGGTCAGCAAATGCTTCTACCCGGTCGCGTGGAAGCCAATCAATTACCAAACCACCCTCCCTCAGACGGAGAAGGGGTCATGAGTATGGTTCATTCGCCTTCGGCTCATACCCAGAGTGCGATGGATGGGCCGGTTGTGTCAGGTCATATGCCGGGGCCATGGACGATCACCGGGCGTCACTTGCTCGGGACCGGTGTTATGGGGCCCGACATGGGCCTCAGCACCACCGGACCGATGGCGACCTGTTGGAGCGGCGGAGAAATCGGAGCCGACAGGGCCGAGGCCAACGCTCGCCTGATGGCCACCGCGCCCGATTTGATGGAGACGCTTATCAGGCTCGCGGACGCTATTGAGCCGCTAGTCGCCACACCACCCATTGTCGGGCCGGTCACACAGCGTGTCCGTGAAGAGCTGAGCAATGCCCGCAACGTCGTCGCCAAGGCTACCACAGCCCCCGACTCGGCCCTCGGTAGGGATGAGCGCCCTTGCGCGAATGCACCAAGCAATCCGGCCAGCGGAGAACTGAAAGCTGCTGGGGTGGCTGAACACCCTCTGATCCGCGAATACCGCCCCTCGATGGACAAGGACACCCTGCACGATTGGGCTATCGACGCGGTGGACTTCATGCGCCGCCTCTCCTCCGAACGGGAGAGGCTGCGGGAGGCGTGTCGAGACGCAGAAGATTACCTTTCGGCTACGTTCGGCCCGGCGCTTGAGTACGAAGAAGGCGGTCACACGCAGCGATGGTCGGATGACGACGCTCGCGACGTTTGTGAACGTCTCACCGCCGCCCTCACTCAGGGAGAGAGCCGACAGACCGGGGGGCAGGACATTGCGACGGCTCCGAGGGATTTGGTCGTGTTGATGTTTGAGCCGCACTCACAGGGCGGGTTCATGTTTGCCGGGTGTATAGGCGTTGACGGGTCGTTCCGCGACAACCTGCAAGGCGTAATCCAGAACCCCACCCACTGGCAACCCCTCCCTGCCGCCCCTACTCCTGCTGATGGGGGTGGGGAATGAGGGTTCATTCCGCTTCGCTCCATACCCAGCCTGCGACGGATGGGCCGGTTGTAGTCCTCGACCAGAGCTATCGAAACTTCCACGCCAAGGGCCTCGACTATCTGTGCCTGAAGCGGTCTGCCGAACACACCGTCAAGGTCTATTTCTTCGACGGCGACGCGGACCTGTCGGCGCTTCCAGAGATCGTAATGCCGCACGATCATCGGTATGACTTCGACACCGTATGCATTGCTGGTGAAGTCTCCAACAAGGAGTTCGCCCGCTGTGCGCCTTTTGCCGACGCGGTCCGCCATGAAGAGTTCGCATGGGACACGCCCCTTCTCGGGGGCCACGGGTTCTCGCACGTTGGCGAGGCTTGGCTGACGGAGGCGAGCGTCTGTGACTACCGGGCCGGTGATCGCTGGAGGTCTGGCGCTTCCGTAATCCACACCCTGCAAATCAGGCGTGCCGGGACGATTATACGCCTTGACCAGTTCCATGACGTTGTCGCAGTCGGAACGCCGACAAGCACGTTTCGGAAGGCCGATGAGCCGGGCGACATAGTCGCGCCGGAGATTGCTGGCCTCTATGAGCCGATGACGCCGGATTACGCTCTTCACCGCCTGCGCCAGTACGCTGAAGCCTGCCGGACTACCACCCCTGCCGAAACTGGCGCGGTGGGTACGGAGCGAAGCGAAGTGCACCATGAAACCGGAGAGAAACCATGAGCGAGCAAACCGCAGACGCGTCCGGCATCTGGCGCGAGACTGCCAGCAGCGCCCCTGTTCCGGCAGCCCCCGCCCCTGAAGGGATGCCCGGCGTCTTCATCCCCTCTGAAATCGCGGAGCAGATCGCGGTCGTTCTGGAAATGCGCGGCTACCCTGAACTTGCCGCCAGGCTCGCATCGGCACGAGCCCCTGAAGGAATGCGGGAGGCGATTGCGAGGCACCTATTCGACAAAAAGATGATGGCCGCGACACACCCTGTCTCTTGGGAGCGCCTATCCGAGTTCGGGCGCGAAAATGCTTTCAAGGAAGCCGACGCCATACTCGCCATCATCGCAAAAGGGGAAGGACGGTGAGGAAAGTCGTGCGCGATGTCATCCTGGCGGCGCTCGCTACGGCCCTGCCGCTCATCCTCTTGGCGGAGTTGATCTGGTCGTGACTTGCCAGCGGCCGGCGCGCACGGCAAAGTACGCCCATGTTATCTGAACGACTTGCGGCGCGCACAGAGCCCGATACGAACGGAGGCTGCCTACTTTGGTCAGGCTGCACCCATCGCGATGGCCACGGGCAGCTCGGTGTCGACGGAAGGGTAGTTTACACCCACCGCGTCGCATGGGAACTGGCGAACGGCCCTGTCCCGCGAGGCAAGTATGTTCTCCACCGCTGCGACGTACCCGCCTGCGTGAACCCCGCACACATGTTCCTTGGGTCGCACGCCGACAACATGGCGGACAAGGTCGCGAAGGGCCGGCAGCACGACGGCGCAGGTGAGCGAAACGGACGCGCCAAACTAACGGGTGCTGACGTTAAAGCCATCCGAGCGCGGCTGACTGGCGGAGAAAGCCACGGCGCCATCGCGCGCGATTTTGGCGTCACTCGGGCGGCGGTTTCAGACATCAAAACAGGCAAGAGGTGGGGTCACCTCGCCAGTTGATCTGGCCGTAGAACATGCTAGGTTCTGCCTACGCCTCCGGGCGTGTTCTCTCGTGGTTGATTGAACTTGTGGCCCCCGTCGGAAACGACAGGGGCCACTTTCATATCCGCACCTTGCTGTCGGGCGTCGTCTCGGCCATCCGGCGCAGCTCGCTTTTCGAGTGCTTGGCGGCCACGGCCGGCGCGGCGAAGATCTGCTTCTTGGTGGGGTACTCGACCGACGCCAACCGCCCCAGGTCCTTCCACCCCGCCTCCTTCAGCGCGTGCAGCAGCGCCGGCTGCGGGATCTTCACGCCCTGCGGAGCCCCGGCGGACAGACGGTCACACAGCGAGTGCAGCGGCGAGCTGATGACACCTGACGCGAACTCACCCGCCCGGGTCTGGATCAGCGTCACCAGATAGCCCTCGGCGATCGACATGCCGTGCTCGACCAGGTTGGCCTTGAAGTCGGTCCACGGCGGCGCGGCACCCGGGTTGAACGCCCGCACGTCGCGCGCATGCAGCCACGCGGCGCACGCCTCGAACCCGCCCGACTTGAACCACTGCCACAGCGCCCACCCCGCGTCGGGGTCCATCCGCGGCGCGTGCGACCAGACGCAGCACCAGCGCCGGTCCTGCGACGGCAGCGACAGCGGCACCGGGTCGTTGGAGAACGCCAGGACGAACAGCCGGTTGGCCATCGAGTAGGGGTGGTGGTGCTTGCGGTTGATCGGCAGCGTCTCGGGCGGGGCGGCGATGATCGGCTTCAGCCGGTTGGCCAGCACCCGCCGGGCCCCGGCGTCGGGCTCGCGCAGCTCGTTGATGAGCAGGATCTCGCTCTCCAGGTGATAGTCGAACGCCGACGACAGGCTCTCATTGTCGACCAGCCCGCGGTTCAGCATGTTCGGGCCGCACACCGACCAGATGAAGGGCGCCCACATGCTGTCCTTGCCGCAGCCCTCGTCGCCGCCGTGCAGCACCGCGTGGTTGACCTTGATCGCCGGGTTCTGGAGCTTGAACGCCATGACATCCCACAGATGCTCAAGCAGGTCGGCGTCGGGCACCATCAAGCGGCAGTGGTCCAGCCACCGTGTCGGGTCACCGCCGGGCGTCACGGGCGGTCGGGCGTCACGCCAGCGGTTCGCCAGCGGATCGCCGCCGTAGGCCACCAGCACGTTCTCGCCCGCGGCGTAGGTCACGCCCGCCACGGACGCCGCCCCAAGGGCCATGCGGTTCTCGTCGAAGCAGACCGACGCCTCGACGCGGCGCTTGCCGTGGATGCTCTGGCAGCCGATGTGACGGTACAGGGCGTTGAACGCCGACCGGGTCACCTCGCGCCGCTCGATCAGGTCGAAATAGCTGTCCTCAGCCTGGACGTAGGCGAACCGCTTGTACCAGTCCGCCCGCTCCAGCCGGCCCAACTCCTTGCGCTCGACCTCGGCGATCACGGCCGCCGTGTCGTCGGTGAAGAAGGCGGACGGCGTCAGCTTCTCCTGCATCTGCCGCATCTGGTCGGCCAGCAGGTCGTCTCGCAGCCCTTGCTTGGCCAGCGGCCCGCCCTGTGCGCCGACCCACTCAAGGAAGACGGCGGACGACAGGTCCTCGCAGTGGCCGTGATGGCAGCAGAACGCGCGGTCGAGGGGCCGGTAGCCCGCGTCGATCGACCCGTCGGAATGGGCGTCCTTGTTCGGGCAGACGATGCCGACCCACCCGGCGGCGTTGGCGCGCGACAGCACCATGCCGTGTTCTGACAGCCACTTCAGCACCGGGTCGGTGCCGGTGTCGGCCAGCCGCAGCGGGGTGTGACCCGTCGTGTCGGCCTCGTCTGGCGTCACGCCGAGCGCCTCGCAGATGCCCTCCAGGGTGAACTCGCGGTCGGGGTGAAACTCGACCAGACGCGAGGCAAAGCTGTCGCGCCCGGGCTTGAGGTTGATCGACCCGGGGACGCGGAACTTGCGCACCGCGTTGACCGCGCCGGGGTCGGTATAGCCTGCCGCCGCGATGGCCTTGATGGCGGCGACGAACGCGGCCTTGGGGGGCTGGTTGGTGAAGGCGTAGCCCCACTGGTAGGAGCCCTCCGACGTCTCCATGATCCACGTCGGCGCGAGCGGCGGCGTCTTGGGGGCCTTGTCGCTGCCGACGTCGTCCAGCATCATGCACAGGACGAACTCGCAGTTGTCGGCCGAGGCGCTGACGCCGTCCGTCATCCGGTCGAGGATGAACGAGCCGGTGTTGAGGTAGGGCGACGTGCCGCCTCGCATCCG